TTTTTCTTTCCGTACATGTTTTTTAACCTTTTTTGGAGGATTTACGGGGTTTTCGGGCGGTAAGGGCTGACTTTCGGAAAGCGGCAGCCGTTGGAGCGCCTTTAGCGCCAGGTTTACGCATTTTCTCACCCGATCCCGCAGCGATTCGAGCGCGTTTTTCATGAATTCGAGCATATAAACCCTTTTTTGCAGCCATTTCAGAACCTATTGTGTTTGGAAATGTTTTGCGCCGCCGTAATCACTTGCAGATTCCAAGGCACATGCAGCCCGCAAACCGAATCATGCTTTAAAGGCACAATATGGTCAACGTGCCAGTTGACTTTTGTAAGTTTAGACCGTAGGGACGCAACTTCGTAAATTTCTTTAAGCAGCCATTTGTCGTCTTCTGACAACCAAGGCGGAGATGCTTGGCGTTTTGCCGCCCTTCTTTCAGCGGCGGCAGCGCAAAACAGGTGCATGTTGGCTTTTTGGTACTCCAGCATGCGTTTGCGCTCTTTGTCTCTGTTTCTGTGATATCTGTCTAAAGCCTGTTTGCGAAAGAAAATTCTGCGACGGCGATAAACGGCTTTATAGTCGCGCTTGCTGTCCAATGCTTTGCTTTTATGAAGGCGAGAACAATACAGCGCATTAGCCCGCTTGTGGCTAATATCGGCTTGGCAGACCAAACAGACTCTAGTCGTTAGCACTTCCATCGGCGCAAACTGGCTTTAGCCCGTTCTGCTGGGCCTTTTGCCTTTTTTACCACACCAGACATGCGCGAGCAAAAGGATTTTTTACGAGCCGCATCCTTCTTGGTTTTAGGATTTGGCGCAGGTGCCTTTAGATTGCTGCCGGTTGCTTTGTTGTACCGGGCACGACCTTTCGCGGTCAATCCCGCCCCTCTTGACACGGGCTGTTTTTCTCCTCTACCAACTGAGAGGCTGACGGACTTCTTAGCCATTAGGCACCCATCCAAGTGTTGATCATGCCGCTCTCGCGGCTCGTGGTAATCGTGCGGGGACGCTCGCGGTATTCGCGGTGCGCGACCGGGTATGCGAACGTAACGGCGATGGCGTCGGCAGCGTCAGGCGATGCGAGGCCACGCGATTTCATGTCCTTCTTAGACTCCAGCAAGATAGCGCCAGAGGAATTGATCTTCTGCTTTGGACCTGTGAGGTCGGCTTTTAGTTGCCGGTCGTTTGGCAGCGCAGCGTCTTTCAGCCACGCTTTCATTTCGCCCCACAACTCTGCACGCTTGTTCTGCCACATAGCCGGGGTCTTGGACTTCCATCCGAAGTTGACGCCACGCACCACCTTATAACGCTGCTCTTTCAGGCGATCAAGGATGCCGTAGCCGAGGCCGCCTTCGTCAAGGACGACAAGCGCAGGGTTGTACTCTTCGATGGCGTCAATGACGCGACCCACAATCTCCATCGTGTCTTCGCCTTTGAAGCGCTTGATAGCGATGATGTCGCGTCCCTTACGCACAGCAATTACCGTTGAGTCTGCTCCGCTTCGCGCTGGATCGACTCCAATAACGATAGGCGCTGTTTCATCCTTATACCGGGCACGAGCCATGGCCTGATCCACCAGGCTAGGCGGTATAAATTGGTCGTCACCTTCTGACGGAAACTCTCCATAGACTTCCACCTTGGCTTGCGGTGAGTCGATGCCATATTCGTCGATGATCTGCTGATACACCGACTTATCGGTTTCTTCAACGGTGCGAGCGTCAATGTTGCGGGTGTTCCAGAACGCACGCTTAGAGTGGAACGCCTCGAAGAAGTAGCCCTCGTTACGACGGGGGTTACTAAACGACATCCAGAAACGGTGCGGGGTGTTCTCCGTAAAGAAGCCTGCCGTCACCGACCAGATGGGATCAGGGATACCGGAGGCTTCGTCAAAGATGACCATAACGCCGTCGAAGTTGTGGACACCGGCATACGAGTCGGGGTTCTCTTCGGACCACAAGCGACCTTCGACGGACCAGTAACGAGTACCTTTCTTAAGGTCACGTTCAACGAGTTCGGCGAGCCACTTAGCAGGCATCACGCGGGTGGCGCTAATCTCAAACCAATGCGAGTTGATGAGGAGCGCTGCCCACTTGGTAATTTCTGCCCATGTGATCGAGCGTAACTGCGCTTCCGAGTTAGCCGACACAATGGTCGTTGAGCCTATGCGGGTACTGAGCATCCAGAGGATTAACCACGACACCAGCGCAGACTTGCCGATACCGCGACCGGAAGCCGTTGCCATACGCAGGACTTCGTAGGAGGTGGCGGTCTTGTTCTTAGCAACATGTGCGGCGATGTCGCGCAGGATTTCCCGCTGCCACTTACGCGGACCCTTGAAGTGTTCTAGCGGCGTGCCTTTCTGGCCCCAAGGGAAAGCGAGTAGCACGAAAGCCTCTGGGTCGTCCTTGATGACGGGCGACCAGAGTTTGCTCATCAGCAACTCTTCTTCTTCGGGGCTATAGATCGGCTGTTGCACGTTCGTCCTTCAGGGTCAGCGGTTCGGTGGCCTCATGCGCTAATTGATCCGGTGTAGCGTCATATACGCGGCCCGCCAAGACGCGAGATTCTGCCTCTTGCAGCGCGGCGACAATACTAATCTGGGATTTGATATCCACTTGGACTTGCTGCTTGGCCACCCATCCGTGAAGGTGGGTAAGCAGGGCGAGGGCTGCCTTGCTATCTCCCTCAAGCGCGGCAGAGCGCAATTGAGCCGCCGCCTCAACTTCAGAGTCCGCACGACCTTTCCCCTCAGCGACCGCAGCCGCGTTATCTAACTGGCAGAGTCTACGGTACTCGACGGGCAGCAACCCAGCCGCAAAGGCCAAGGCGTCACCCTTTAGCCCGAGTTTAGCGGCGTTGTAAATCTTCTCCAGAACCTCAGGCGATGCCTTTAGTTCCCGAGGCGCAAAAGGAATGGACTTAAAGGATTCTGTTACGAGGTTCATACCGGAACTCTTTGCCAGAACAGGCGGGAACGTCAGACATCCATCCGTGGTGGGTGGCATGGGCACACCAGACCTTCTCAGCAACCTTAGTCACCTGAGCAGCCCAGAAGCAAGAGCGGCATACCAAAGCCTTGGCAGCAAACTCTAACCACTCTGCCTCAGACATCTGTATCGGCATACCGAGACTGTAACAGAAGGTTTGGCGAGAGAACAACGTGCAGGGTGATCCTGCCGGGAGGCCGCGATCTCCAACAACCGTGGAGCCTGTGTGCCGAGGCGGAAGCGTCTAGGGAGAAAGACGTTTAGTGCCTTAGATGGTGGAATCCTTTCCTTCAGTTACCTCTCGGTCGCTACCAGCGCATCTGGTCAGACGTTGCAAAAGGAATGTTAGCAGGGAGGGGGATGGATGTAAAAAAAATAAAAAGTTTTTGTGACCCATTCGTAATCGTGACCGGTCAACGCCAGGCCCTACCCCCCCCTGTTGTTTTGCCGCAACACCCTGTTGTGCGTGTACCACAAGCCTGGATGCTAACGGTTATCGTTACGCATAAGAGAATCATTTACATTCACTCGATGTTGCGTAGACGCAACGTTGCGTAAATGCAACATGGTCATGACCTGTTGCGTTTGTGCAACACCTGGACGTTTGTTGCTGGATCGCAACAAGTGGTAAGGGTGCAACACGGTGGGTGTGCTACTGCACTACATCACCCGGTAGGTCAAATAGGCAAGTGTCTTTCAAGTCATTATTTATATCCATCATCAAATTGAGTAAGAGACAAATGACCTATTCTGTCCTAACTGTCATTTTCCACTTGCGAAACAGTCAGTTAGGCAATCCTGAAAAACTGTCCTTTTGGGTGTCCACTCGATACCTATAAACCACTCGTTTGCGTCTCCGTTTTGGGTTGGTTGGTCATTTTTTAACCAAAATCGTCATTTTTGGGCTGTCCGTGACTGTCCGTGATGACCTACACAACTAGCACAAATTGCATAGCATCTGAGCATCTATCTATCTGTAAATAAATCGTTGACAGCCTATAGGCATGGGTATATAAAGGAATCGTTGACAGATAACTACCAGGTAACAGCAATGCAAAAGCCTACCGCTACCGAATTGTTGACAGCCATTAAATCTGGCAAGACGTTATACGTTCAGACAGCAACGCATATCACACCG